CATTAAAACTCTATCAGCAAACCCATATCCTTCACTCGCTCTAAATCTAATTGCGCTCGCATCGCCTGTTAAACCTTCTATGGTTAATCTACTTGATGGACTCGTATTATTAATTCCAAGATACCCACTACTGTTAAGAACCATTTTTTGAGAACCATTGGTAAAAAATTGAAATTGATTTGAGGAATTGACATATCGAAGTCTTCCTTTGTAATCTGTTCCACTTGCATCTGTAAAATCAATCCATCCACCACTTCCATTACTACTATTCATTTCAATAAAAGCGTATAGATTATTAAGTGTCCCAATATTAACCGACGTTTCACTATCCGCATAGAAGGATGAGCCCGGGTTTCCTTTTGCTTTAATTCCGCCTGCCGATGTAATTAGATGTGTTGAATCCGTAGCACCACCGTCTTTTACAATTAAGCCGTTCCCGCCATCATCATGCAGTTTGAGTCCGTTGGCGTTTCTGGCTTTTATTTCTGACGCCGACATCTTTGTCGTAATATCAACGTCTCCGCTATCGGCAACGGTAATTCCCTCTAATCCAGCATCGTTTAATATAGCAATACCCCCAATATCTCTGGCACGAATTCCCTCAGTACCTATGTATTGCCCAGCATTTTGCGTAAAAGAATCTCTTGGGTCAACACCAGCATCGACATAGTCCTTAATTGCTTTAGCACTCGCCAACGTATCATCGTTTGCACTTACAGTTGTTAAATCTGTATCTAACACCCCGGTTTTTAAATTATCAACTTCTAAATTGGTAATCGTTGTATTGTCGGCATCTATTGCCGGGAGGCGAGCTTCCGCTAGTGTACCGCTTGTGAGATTACTGGCGTCTTTGCGTTTAGTATCCAATTCGTCAATGGCCGCTTTAACTGTACCAGAAGTGAGCGATGAATCCGCATTGTTATAGATTACCTTGTTGGCTTCTATACCGTCTGCAAACACCCACGCCGCACCATCCCACCGATAAAGGCCTTTTACCTTCCGATTAACGCCTATGACGCCCGTGGTGGTTTTGACAACAAATAGATCGCCAAGCTCCGCAGTAGCCGGTAAATCTGCAAACGTGTCCACTTGCCCCTTGATCGGGGAGTCCGCTCCGACAAATAAGTCCTCCAGCATTATACTACCTCCGAAACTCGTATGCTAAATGTTATGCTTGTTGAGGCATTGGTAATAATATTAATACCTAACGCCACCAACGGAGCTGACGTTGCTTTAATCCACACGTTTCCTGTGACGCCGGATAGCACGTTGGTCGCAATAGTGTCCCGAATCTGTGGGTTTGTTGAAACCAATACCGCTTCCAAGTTTATGTTATCTGACGACGACCCACCCTCAATACGCACCGTGGCCCTAGCGTTACCTTGCAGATAAATTAGCGGTTGTTGCCCGGTCTCGGTAGTAAAGGTTTGTATAATATCCCGAGAATAGTGCGCCATTAATCAGTCCAGTGTTTGTCATCGGCGCAGTTAAATGTTTCTAACTGCTTAATAGTATACTTGGCTATTTTTGCTTCCAACTCGTTTGACTTAGTACGGATTTTTTCAATAAACGCAACCATGGTCGTGTACTCGGCCTGTTTATCAGCTTGCTCGTAAATTAAGTTAAGCTGCTTTGTGATCGGATAAATCGCCGTAATGCGAGTGTGTGCTTCATTTTTAATGCACGGTATGTGTTTCTCAACCAAGTACGGTTTGACTTCTTGTGTCGTTGCTTGCCTCCAAGGATCTGTTCGGAAGTTTTTAGATAAAGTGTAGTAATCTTGATCGTATTCAAAAATATTGTTTTGTTGCGTGTTTATTAAGTAATTCATAAACGTTCCTCCCAGCCTAAAGTAATCCATTTAAAAAAAGTTACTGTTCCGTATGTGCTACGCAAATAAATTTGACTGGCAGAATTAACTTTTGCGGCTATTTCTACAGTGTTATTCCAAAAATATGCGGCCCCATTATAAAACGCATTTATAGTTGGGAAGCTTGTGGGCGCAACATCCGCTTCACCCTCTTCGGTAACAACAATGCTTACAACGGAAGATATGTTAGGTGCTTGCAAATACAGTGATGCACTTGCGACGGTGTGAGGCGGGCATGAAATTGTTTCTGCGCTTCGACTTGATGTAGATAGCCCTGACGTTTTGTTTAAATCTAAAATTCGAGTCGAATACCGAAACCGATAGCTCGATTCGCTAAACGTATAACTGCCTGATTGGATATTGGCCGACCCATCAGTATACAAAGCAGCTATATACTTCTTTTTAGTATACCCACTCGGAAGCGTTGGGCTAGTTTTACTTGCTGAAAACAACGCATCACTAGTTTGTGTTGCGGGATTGTAAATCGCAAACAAATAATAGAACGTATCCGCAGCTACCGTTCCAGTATCAAGTCCGCCAGCGTTTGTCCCTTCTGCCCATGGCGCATCAATCTGCTTGGTTATGGCCGATAAAGTAGCCTGTCCCGATTGATCGTCAAAGTCAAAATTACCGGCTGTGAAATCTATGTCGTGGCTGGTATCCGTACCGTTGGCTATGGTAATTTGTTTTGGCAATAAACGCTGTGTCTGCAACTCAAAATAATCTAAAGATTCATTATAAACAACCTCAACAAAATTACCAACACTTAAATCGCCAGCACTCAGATCACCACCCAGTATTTTTAAACCCTTAGCCCCTAAACTATTTATATTTACCGTACTTGCCCCAGTATTAGCATTAACAACCTTAAACCGAAAACGCATGCCGTTTTTTAAACGCCATACATCAGCAAGGTCATCATCCGCTTCTAATAAGTAAACATCAGCAGCTGATCCGGCTGACTCTTTGTAAAAATCACCTTTAGACGCAACAACCGCCCCAGTCTTAGCCATCTGAAACAAATCAGATTCAGACTTGGTTTGGCTAGACGTATCAATGTAATTATCCGTTTCTGCCTTAATATTATTGGCATCCGTTACATTAAACACCCCATCCGTTGGATCACCTAAAACAAAATTATTTTCTCTAATTGCCATCTTTTAATTCCTTATCCTAATTTTAACATACTAAGACTCTTGAAAGACTACTGTTTTATTTGCTGGGATCAGACTTTTTATCAAACATTGGAAAACGGCAGCTTTTTCTGGATTTGTTGAAAAATTACCGCTTATCAAAAACAATGACCGCTCATTATTGTTTAAAACAAATGGAAGCGTATAATTAAATCCTGTTGACAAACCAAATGTAATTGCAAAACCGTATGCATCAGCTAAATCAATCAAATGCTGTTCTGTTTGATAAGCCAATGACGTGAGTTTAAGAATCACATTGTCCCTACGCTCTTGCAATGTCGTTGCCAATGGAATGCAGTTATCAGGAATTCCCAGATAACTCTCCCATTCGCTTAACAAGTTAATTGACGTGCTTGGCAGTACCTCTGATATTAAATCTGCTATAAAATCGCCAAAACGCTTAAATTCTTGGCTCTTAGCTTTTTGATATGATCTAAGGTTTGTCCCTTCTACATACTTAGCAACAAATGCTTCACCGTTTGGTAAAAAATGGTTTAAAAAATCAACCCATTCAGTAGTTGTATATTTTTTAAGACTCATTAAAATGTTACCGTTCCTAGAACCGCTAACGAACTAGCCCCGACTGTTACGTCAGTTGTTGGGCTTGTTAGCGTGAATGATTGTAATTGATTGCCACCAGAATCCACAACGCTATTAATTACTGAGTTATAGTCAATCGCTCGTATATCTGTTGCTAGATTGGCCGATGAATTAAAATAATCAGTCAATGCGTTTTTAATTGCTGTTTGCATTGCAGCCGTATTCGGAGTTATTGCTGAGAATGTAAAATTGACCGTCACCGCTGTAGGCGCATCCACAATAACATCACTTGCGCTCATTGTGGATGGCTTTATATCTAGTATTTTATTATAAACATCTGTTATTTCCCCAGCACTTGGGAAAATTGACGTGTCATTGTCCCGAACAAAAAAGACACGAACCTGCCCTAAAGCAGCTAC